TCCGCCCCGGGTCAAGGTCAAGTCCGGCAACATCACTACACGCTGGCTACCATGGGCTGTTGGCCGGGCTAGCACTGGCAAACGCGACTGGTCTGCTCCGGAGGTAGGCGAGCAGGCACTGCTGCTCTGCGCTTCTGGCGACATGCGCCAGGCCCTGGTCATTCCCGGCATCTATCAGAGCTCCTTTCCGGCCCCAAGCGACAACGCCAACTTGGACCTCACCGAATACGGCGACGGGACCAAGATTTCGTATGACCGGGAGGCACATGAGCTGGTGGCGGATCTTGGCGCGTGCAAGATCACCGCCAACCACGACAAGATAGAGCTGTCTATTGGTGGCGCCAAGCTGACGATGACCTCTGCCGGCAGCGTATTCGACGGACCGGTCACCTTCAACGACCCGATCACCTACAAGGGCGGGATGACCGGTTCTGGTGGGTCTGGTGCCAACATCACTGGCGACTTCAAAGCCAGTGGCGGGGTATTCACCCACAACGGCAAGAACGTCGGCGAGACCCATAAGCACAACGGCGTCCAGACCGGCGGCGGCAACACCGGCAATCCAATCTAAGGGGGCATCATGAGCTTCTCTGGCACCAACGCCAACACCGGAAAGCCGCTCGATGGGGCGGCTCACCTCAAGCAATCGATCCGAGACATCCTGACCACCAGGATCGGCACGCGGGTAATGCGTCGCGAGTATGGATCTCGCCTTCCGGAGCTGGTCGACAACCCGATGGGCGAACTGCTGGAAATGGAGCTGATTGCCGCTACTGCCGAGGCGCTGGAGCGCTGGGAGCCGCGCTTCTTGTTCGATCGCTGTTATGTGCATGGCCTATCTGATAACGGAAGTATCGTGATAGACTTGGAAGGTCGGGTGCTCGTAAATGACGAGCCCCTCCGTATTGAAGGGATCGAGATCCGATAATATGCCTGTTTACAGTGCTATTGATTTATCACAGCTTCCTGAGCCTGCCGTGGTTGAAAATCTCGACTACGAGCAGATTTTCGCCCAGATGTTGGCCGATCTGCAGGCTCGCGATCCGGTGTTCACTGCGCTGGTGGAGAGTGACACCGCCTACAAGGTACTGGAGGTTGCGGCCTATCGTGAGCTCCTTATTCGCCGTCGCGTCAACGATGCGGCACTGGCAGTCATGCTGGCCTACGCCCAAAAATCTGACCTTGATCAGATCGGCGCAAACTACAACGTTGCCCGCCTGGTGCTGGACCCTGGCGACCCTGGCGCCACGCCTCCGATCGATCCTACCTATGAGTTGGATGATGACTACCGTCGCCGAATCCAGCTCTCATTTGATGGTTATACCACTGCTGGCAGTTCCGCCTCGTACCTATTTCACGGACTCTCAGCGGCGCCAGACGTGAAGGATGTGCAGCCGGTTAGCCCCACCCCAGGAGTGGTTGTGGTCTACGTGCTTTCTCGCTCCGGGAATGGCGCTGCCTCACCGCAGCTGGTGGCAGAAGTGAGCGCCGCTCTGAACGCCGAAAATGTGCGGCCGATGACCGATCAGGTTGCCGTGCAAACGGCCACGATCGTCAACTACGCCATCACTGCCCAGCTGGTGATCTACCCAGGCCCGGATTCCACGGTAGTCCGCCAGGCCGCGCTTGATGCGGTCACCGCCTATGCCGACAGCCAGCACCGTTTGGGTTACGACGTGACCCTCTCTGGCATTTATCACGCCCTCCACCAGAGCGGCGTGCAGAACGTGGTCCTGACCTCCCCCACTGCCAACCTGTTGATCGGCGACGGCGAGGCCAGCTATTGCACAGCGATCACGCTTACGGTAGCGGGGGCGACCGATGTCTGATGACTTGCTGCCTGCCAATGCCACGCCTGCGGAGCGGGCGCTGTCGGTCACGATCTCCCGTGCTGCTTCTGTCCCAGTCCCTCTGCGAGACCTCTGGGATCCAGATAACTGCCCCATTGCCATCCTGCCTTGGCTTGCCTGGGCATTTTCTGTTGACGACTGGAGCTCTGATTGGTCCGAGCAACAGCAGCGGGCAGCCGTGAAGGAGTCCTATGCTGTTCATCGATACAAGGGGACGATCGGCAGCGTGAAGGACGCACTGAATGCGCTTGGGCTAGGTGTCCAGGTGCAGGAGTGGTTCAACATGATCCCGGCCGGTGCTCCATACACCTATCGGCTGCTGCTCGAGGTGAACCAGTACGGCGTGAGCCTGGTGCAGCTGCAGAAGATCCAAAACGTGGTGGAGAACGCCAAGAACCTGCGATCGCACATGACCGATCTAGCGCTGACAGTGAAAGCAAAATCAGAGGTCTATGTGGGGGCGGTTTCACTGTCCGGGCACAATATATCGTTTTCCGCGCCTGCCGGTGCTCTGCTTATTGATGGGTCATGGATCCTTGATGGCAGTGAGCAGCTAAACGGATTGAAGAACATTACTGGAGTATGACATGTCTGATTTTGATGGAAACCTTACACCTGCCGGCAGCTGGGAAGACGTTCCCCAGCTGAGTGTATTGGCTGTCGCGCTTGGAGGTGCTGGTGGACCTATGAACGCACAGGCTGTAGCCCTGACTGCGCGCACCGAGAAGCTGAAAACGGATATGGCCAGCTTAACTGATAAGGTTGGCGGGGCACTCTATGCTGCCATCCGTGCGTATAACGGCACCGCAGATCGCATCTACTGTCTCGGCCGTACTTCCATGTTCGACGGTGCGCACGGCTGGTTCAAGCGCATCGCAACATCCAAGGCCGACAATGATGGCGTCTATCTTGTGGACGCTCAGGGGCGTACCTGGGAGCGTGAAAACAACGAGGTGGTGAACCCGGTCTGGTTCGGGGCGCTCCCGCTGGGCGGCGGAGATTCACTTCCTGCACTGACGGCGGCAACCAATTTCGCGCGCACAAGGGGAGGCCTTGTCCCGCCCATCATCCGTGTGCCTGGTGGCAACTACACCATTAACGGCATGTGGGAGATCTTCGATTTCGCGCTGGCTACCATAATTTTTGACGGGTGCCATTTTAGCGGCGTGTCATCAGCTGCACTGGATGCCGTTGTGCGCATCAACAACGCCAGCAACCTGAAAATCGTTGGTGGCGCTACGGTAAGCGCCAACTACTTGGCCAACTACGCTTCCGCATTCGCGGTAATCGCGTCACCTGGTGGACTTATCAAACCCGACACAGGCATCGTATCCCATGTGGATGTTTTCGGTGTCACAGCAAAGGAAGCGAAAGTCGGTTTCAAGAACGGCAGAAAAGACCTAGATGCCCAGATCGCAGAACTGCAGTACCACGGATGTGAAACAATAGCCTGCCCTGTGTCCGTCTACAACGGTGGATCGCAGACTGGTGCGACCTACGTTGGCTGCACCCTGGCCTCCGCACCTGGCACATTTGCGTTGACGTCCAGGTTCCGCGTATTTGATATGGATGGCGGCCTTGTGCAAATGGTTGGTGGTGAGCTTATCAACTCTGGCGTTCCAGTTGGTACTTCTGACCACTTTGGCATTGAGTTTAAGCCTGCGCAAAGCGCTGCATACGGCAACCCGTTCGGAACACTAAAATTAAGTGGCGTTCACATAGAGCTGACATCACCGCTTCTCTCTGTTGGGTCTGGCGCTACACCCGGATCGCTAAAATCAGTTGACGCAAATGTAAGCATAAGCAACTGCGGCGGCTTCGTTGAACAGGCGGACGGGCAGGCTTTTGCGTCAATTTTTGAACCGAGTTTTGCTGGTAAAATATCGATAGATGGGAACTGCAATTTCTATACAACCCAAACAAGAACCGGTCACAATGTAGACGCAAGCGCTGCCCCATCCTGCAAAATAGAAATTGGTCGCACCGCATTTGGGGCCGGTTTTAAGGACTGGATGGGCGGCTGTGTTGGCGGGATTCTATACCACCCCTTACTCCCTGTGGCTGTCGCTACCGGAACCGGCCAATCATTCCCTGCTGGCACCGCCACCATTGTCAAACTGGAAGCACTGTCTGGGTCATCGGGAATGTCCAGGTACGGCGTATATTCCTCGGCTACTGGCGAGATAACTATTCCCAAGGGGTGCCGAAACCTGAATATCAGGTTTTACGCGCAGGGTCTCGGTTTTACTGGTGACATATTCGTGCGCAAGAATGGCTCTGGCGTTGCGCAATTAGGCGCTGTAGGCTCAACTGGTGTAATTAATCTTGACTTCAACGAAGTCGCGCCTACCAATGGCGATAAGTACACCCTGATTATGCAGCCTACAACTGGCCCGATCACGCTGGCCGGTGCCAAGATGATTGTCTGCATGGAGTTCTGACCATGGCATATAAAGTAATTCATACCTCGCTTGGGCTTGCTCTGCTTGCTCAGGCAAAGGCTACCGGGACGCCTATCAACCTTACTGAGGTAGCAGTGGGCGATGGCAATGGTAACCCGGTAACGCCGAGTGAAGGACAGACCAACCTAGTGCGGGAGCGGTTCCGCACCCAGGTGAATACTGTCTACCAGAGCCAAGACAACCCGACCATGTACATCGTTGAGGCTATTATCCCGGCCTCCACCGGTGGCTTCGTCATGCGCGAGGTGGGCGTTTTCGATGCGAACGGCAACCTGTTCGTTGTCGGCAATCTTCCTGACACCACCAAGCCGACAGACGGCGATGGCGCGTTTTCTGATACCGTGATCCAGATCCCGTTCGTGGTGAACAACGCGGCGGAAATCACGCTGATGGTTGACCCCAACGTGGTGGTTTCCACCCGCCAGTGGATCCTGAACACCATCACCGTCTGTCACCTGCTTCCTGGTGGTACCACTGGCCAGATCCTGACCAAGAAGTCGAACGCATGCGGTGATGCCGAATGGAAAGACCCCACCGATGTGAATGTCACAGTTTCCAGCATCGAGGAAACCCAGACGCTGGCAGCCTCGCAGACCGTGGTCGACTGGGCTTTAGTCAACAACACCGGGCTGGCCGTCTACATTGAGGGCGTGCGCCTACGCGCTGACCAGTGGACCAAGCACCCGACCATCAATACCAGGATAACGTTGGCGACCACCTACCCAGTAGGCACCAAGATCGTGGGCACCCAGAACGAGCCAGCAGGCACCCTGCCTGACCCGCTGGTGAAGGGTCAGAACTTGGCAGACGTGCCTGACAAGGCAATTGGCCGGACGAACCTTGATGTATTCAGCAAGAACGAAACCAGGCAGATGGCGCCTGCCGGTCTGGTGGCTGGCTTCGCTCGTACCACCGCGCCTTCTGGGTGGTTAAAGTGCAATGGTGCAGCGGTGAACCGCGTCGCCTATTCCGATCTGTTCGCGGCAATAGGAACCATCTACGGCGCCGGAGACGGCTTCAACACCTTCAACTTGCCTGATTTTCGCGGCGAGTTCCCGCGTTTCCTGGATGATGGGCGTGGGGTGGACGCTGGGCGCGTGCTCGGCTCTTGGCAGGCGGATATGATCAAGTCGCATGAACATGACCTTCCGACCGAAACTGCGATCGCTGGCAATCGCGCTGTTTTGAAGGACGCCGGTTTTAACATCAGCACTCCGAACAACTCTGCGCCAACCACCGGCTATCGCGCTTATACCTACGAGACCGGCGGCGTGGAAAACAGGCCGCGCAACGTGGTCCTGCTGGCCTGCATCAAGTTCTAAGGGGGAGACGTGAGCGAAACAAAACCTTGCTACCAGTTCAACCACGCAGGCCTGCTGCTTGGCGAGACAGTCGCCGATCAATCTCCGCTCGAGCCTGGCGTGTTCCTGCTGCCGGCCGGCTGCACATTCACATCACCTCCTGCCGAAGTGCCTGATGGGAAGTGGCCGCGCTGGAACGGCCATGTCTGGGATCTGGTGACCAAGCCGGTACCTGCCAGTGACAACACTGATCCTGTCGCCAAGCTGCAGGCGTTCCTGGCCGCCAACCCCGACGTTGCGGCTATCATCAACGATGGAGGCGCCAATGTATGAGTCGAGTCCTAGACCTTTGGGCCGGCATGACCGGCACTGTTCTGCCCTTTGCTGGCGCTTCTGCGCCGACTGACTGGCTGCTCTGCTACGGGCAGGCCGTCAGCCGGACTACTTACGCCAACCTGTTTGCCGTCATCGGCACCACCTACGGGGCTGGGGATGGGTCCACCACCTTCAACGTCCCAGATCTGCGCGGGCGGGTGGCTGCCGGCAAAGAGAACATGGGAGGCACTGCTGCTAACCGGCTGCAGGTATCCACCACGATCACAACGACGGCCGGCAGCGCGACGGCCACTGTGGCCTCTGCCGCGGGACTGGCGGAAGGGATGGCGGTTAACGCCAGCACAGTCCCTGCTGGCGTGACGATCTCGGCGATCAGCGGAACCACCATTACGCTTTCGACCGGAACCGGAGTCACAGCCGGTACCGCTACGGCTGCCCGCTTCTCCCCGATCGGGGATCCGCAATCTCTGGGCCAGACTGGCGGCGCTCAGACACACACCCTGACCACGCCGCAGATGCCAAGTCACAACCACTCCCTCGGTGGCAGCTACAACACC